ATTATTCACCTTCTTTCAATTCAGGAAGTCCTGCAATGCTTGTCAGGATTGAAAGGATTCCTGCCAGTGCAGAAGCACTTGCAACCATAACCCAATTCACATCACCAAGAACAGCAGATGTGCCAATTGTGGCAATTGCAGTCTGTGCAACAGTCTTGATTGCTCTGATTCCTGCTGCTTTTATCCATTTTTTCCAATCTTTCATTTAATTCAACCTTCCTTTCTTCCATCTTCCATTCCATCAAGCCTGTGATGTGCAGACTTGACTGATTGTTCAACAATGATTACCCTGTCACGAAGTTCCTGAACATCAGTCTTTATATTTCTGATGTCTGACTTTATTTCTGAAACACCATTGCTGATTGTTTCCAACTTCACAATCACTGTGGTCATTTCAGTTGCTTCTTTTTTACTGTCAGCAGCATTGTTCCTTTTGATATTCAGAATAGTGCTGACAATTGAACAAGTCACCGCAAGAATGGAAATCAAAAGTGCTACTTCAATAGTCATTGATTTCACCGCCTTTCTTAAAAAAGACACCCTACACAAACATGTAAGGTGTCATTCTGATTTCTTGTTCAATTACTGTGCAAGGTCACCACAATCAAGGTCAATAAGAACCTGCTTCACCTGTTCCTTGATTCTGTCAGGAACATCAGCAAAAGTCTTCTTGCCTTTGATGATTAAAGTTGCATATACAACTGCCATGCTTTCCACCACCTTTCTGAACCAATTTTTGATGTGATTAAACATCTGCATCAAGGATTGCCTGAACTTCATCCTTTAACTTTGCAGGTACATCATCAATGGTTTTCTTTCCTTTTCTGATTAAGTCTGCATAAACCTTTGCCATCCTGATTCACCGCCTTTCTTAACCAATCAGTTCATAGACATCACAAAGTGCAAGCTGTGTGTCAGTCAACTGATTTTCCAGTTCAGAATTCTTTTCAGACATAACCTTGATATATTCATCTTTGTCATACTGAACTTCATGATATTGATACACTTCAACAGGATTTCCCTGTTCATCTTCTTTTTTAAGAAGCTGAATGTCATCATGGACATATACTGTGTCAATACCAACAATCAGTTCCACCGCCTGTTCTTTGCTGCCTGTTACATAACCACAATCAATCATGCTGCAACCCTTCCTTTCTTCTGATAAATTTTGTTGACATACTTAATCACTGCATTGTTTCTTGCCTTTGGTTTTGCATCCTTTTTGACCACAAACTTATAATAGGCAACCAATGCATTGACAATTGGTTCAATATACTTTTCAAACAACCGCCAAGAATCACACCACTTCAACCATCCAATATAAGAATTTGCAGAACACCATTCTGAATAATTTGGAAGTTTCCCATCATCCCACTTTGCTTTGATTTTAAGCATTTTCCTCTTGAATCTTTTGCAGGTTGATTTTCTCAATAAAATGAAATCATAGAAAAATCTATATCCCACAAAGTCAATACCCCTTGTATTAGTGGGGAATACTTGCCAGTTGTCCTTGACCCTGATTTCAAGATTGTCTTTCATATACTTCTTAATTTCATGAATCAAGGAATGAAGTTCCTGCTTTGATGCACCAAATATGACCATATCATCAGCAAATCTGACCACATACTTCACACCAATTTCTTCTTTCAACCAATGGTCAAAATATGCTAAATAAAAGTTTGCAAGATATTGTGACAGGTATGAACCAATAGGAACACCAGTCTGTTTTGGGTAAGAATCAATTATTTTGTCAAAAAGTGAAAGAAGTCTTTTGTCTTTGAACTTTTTCCGCAACATCTTTTTCAGGATGTCATGGTTTATACTTGGATAGAATTTTGAAACATCTATCTTCAAGCAATACTTGGTGTTGATTCTATCTTTCATATATTTTGTTGTCAGCATATATGCTTCTTTGATTCCCCTTCCAGGAATACTGGAACAAGTATGTGAACAAAATGTCTTCAAGAAAATATCTTCCACTTGAAGCATAATTGCCCATTGAATGATTCTGTCAGGGAAATAAGGAAGTTTTGCAAGTTCCCTTTCTTTTCCCTTGTCATTGATTATTGAAATTGTGTATTCTGAAACTTGATATGTTTCATTCAGCAGCATTTCCCTAATCATGGAAAGGTATTTGTCAGGGTCAGAATCAACCATTTTCACTTCTTTATAGAACAACTTGTCTTCCCTTGCGTTTTGGTGTGCAAGTCTTAAATTGTCCATGTCACAAATCTTGTCATAAATATTTCCGTATCTTTTCATTGCTTTGGTTTCCTTTGATGTTTTCATAGTCTTGAATGTTCGGTTTCCCTACTAATACAATTTTTGAATTTTTTGTGTTTTGGCAAGTGCCAGGGCAATAGATAACCAGTGTATATTTCAAAGACAGTCATGTCATTGAAACCATAAATGAACAAACATTTTGAAAACAATAGGTGGGCAGTGATATTGGTATTCGAATTCGAAGAAGTATTATTCACATTAAGTTGAAAAGTACCAGTATTAGCAGTATTATTCCAATTACCACTGAATTTCGCTACACATGAAGTATACAAATTAGTATAATCGTGTGTTTGGCTTTTTTCTAAATTCTGATGAACAATATCACCTTATCTATTCTCCATAAATGAAGGACACCCTTTCAGGTGTCCTTCAAAAAGAATCTTATAAATACATCAGGCGGGCAGCGACATAGGCATTCGAATACGAAGAAGCAGTACGCACATAAAGCGGAAAAGCACCAGCAGCAGCAGCATTATCCCAACCACCACCGAACCGCGCCACACAAGAAGCATACAAACTAGCATAATCGCAGAAGTATGTGGTTTCTGAACCACTGACTTCCTTTGCAACAAATCCTGCTTTTGTGCTTCCCTGTGGTTTGGACATATAGTTTCCAATGTTAGCAGAAACACCGCCATTTCCATTGTTTGTATATCCTGAACCACTGTCATTGAATCCACTATTTGCAGTCAATACATTTCTTGAACTGTCAGACACAAGTCCATCAATCCATTCCCAAATGTTGCCCCAAAAATCTTCAAGACCAAAACATTTCACATGATGATTTTGGTCAGTCATGTAAGAAGGATTTGTTGCTTTGATAAGTTCACAATCCATTCCCCATGTTTCTGTTCCACCTGATGCAATTGCTGCATTGTGACTGGAAAGAACATATCCATAACCAACAGTTGTCTGTGAATTCAGGTTCTTATATTTCAAAATATACATGCACTGTCTGAATGTAAGCTGATAGAAACCTGACTGTTCATATCCACTTCCATTTGCCTGTGCCTGTGTCCTGAATGTTCCAATTGTCTGATTTGCAGTGATTGATTTTCCTTTCAGTGAACGCAACTTGCTTGATGCAACATAACCTTTGTAAACACCAAGATAGAAGACATCTTTTGGTGTTGTTCCCCTGGTATGTGCATTATATTCAAAGTCTTCATTGTCAGGGTCATCAGTCATGGAAATAGTGATTTTTGTTCCACTGGTTGTGATTGTCAATCCCCTTCTTGGAAATGCAATCATTGCATCACCTGCATCACCGCTTGAAATATCAGCAGTTCTTCCATCTTCAAACTGGTCAAAGTTGTTTGGATTCAACTTCCCAACTTCAACACCATTTTTCAGCAATACTGGATAATGACCAAAGAATTCATCCCAAGCAGAATCACCTGCTGTCATTCCAACAGCATCATCAGCATAAGTGACACATGTTGCAGGATTGCTGTTGGAAAGGTCAATGATTGCAGTCATCTTTTTATAAGGCTGTGGTGTACCTGCAACCCTGTTTGCTTCATTGATGTTTGTTGCACCAGTGTCTGCATAAGGAAACAGTGCAAAATAGTATGTCTGACCATTCACAAGATTGTTGATTTCAAAACCATTTGTCTTGAATGCATCAAGTGTCTGATTATCAACAAGAACTGTTCCATCTTTTGCATTTTCAGGATAAGAACCTGCTTTCTGAACAAGTTTTGTTCCCTTCCATGTGCAAAGTGTTTGTCCTTCAACCACTGTGTTTCCAGGGTCAGACCAAAAGATTGTTAGTTTCTGATTTCCAACCTTGATTTTCAAGTCAGAAACATTTGAAGGGGAAATTCCACCACCGCCTGATTCAACATCAGTCCATTCACCTTCTTCATTCTTCACCTGCAATTGTTCATTGTAATATCTGAAACCATGAACACCAACTTCACCATAAATGGTTTCATTTTCATGTGTAGAAATTGCAATCACAATGTTCTGAACCTGTTGCATTGTTGGAACAGCAGCAGGATTGATTTCAAGTGTTACCTGGGAAGAAATATCAACCTTGGTATTCATCTTGTATGTGATACCGCTGACAGTTTTTCCACCAAATGCAGGCATATAATCAGGATTGTCTGTTTCAATGCTGACTGCATAAAGGATTTCATTGTCTTCAATGTCCTTTGCAAAAAGACCAAGTGCTTTGACATAATAACCTGAATCCAGGTTGCTGTTGTTGATTGCAGCAAGCACTTCAACCATGGTTGTGTCTGTTCTTGAAACAGAAGAAACCAGTGCTTCCTGTTTTACATCATAAAGGGATGTCAAATCCTTCAAAGATGCTGTTGAATAATCATAATCAGAAGTCTGAATCTTTGTAAAACTTGCAGTTGAAGTTCCTGCAATCATTTTTGCAATAAGTTCCTGACCCTGATTTGTAATAACTAAATCTTGCATTTTATATTCCACCTTTCTAATTGATTGTTCTTTCAATGTTTGATACAACCACACCTGTTCCAGTCATAAGACTGTTCAGAACATGGTCAAGGTTCACCTTTGACTGCAAAGTGAAATTGCTTGTTTCAATGGTAGTTCCACCACCATGAACACATCCTGTCATTGTTCTGACCATGTTATTTCTTGAAGTCACAACAATATTTGCAGGAATCATGTATGAAAGCATATAATCAAGTTCATCTGCCTGACCGCTTAAAGGAAGGGAAACCACAATTTCAAGTCCATATTCATTGAAACTTGGAATCAATAAATAATTTCCTTCACCGCACATGACATTCAATTTTTCCTGCAATCCTTTGTATGTGTAAGGGATTGAATCATTCCACCTGGTGATAACCCTGGATTTTCTTGCATCCAGGGTGTCATCAGGTTTTGGTGTTATACCAAGCAGATTTTCAAATCTTGCGATTCCATCAATATCACATGACAAAATGAACTGGTTGTTTTTAATGATTTCTGTTTCATTTTCCAGTTTCTGAATTTCAGGCTGTTCTGAATTCATGATGTGTTTTATTTCTCTGTATTCCTGAACAAATTCAGGAAGAAAAGAAAGAAGGTTTACTTCTCTAATCATTTACCACACCCCCAAACACTGGAATCTGATATTTTGTCAACATCAGATTTGATTCAGAATCATTGATTTTCGTGTTTGCAATATCAAGAACACCTTTCAGTGCCATGATTCTTGATTCAATCTGTGCTATTCTGACAACAGATGCACTTTGATTTGCCCATTCTTTTCTAATTTCAAGAAGATAACCTTTGACAGCTTCTTCAATTGCTGCTTTCTGACCTGTCCATGAATACCCTTCTTCAAAGGTAATGGATGCAGAAACATTGACTGCAACTTCTGATGCTGTTTCAACTGTGACAATGTGACCAATTGGTGCAATTCCTATTCCTGAACCATCCTGTGTTGGGTCAATTTCTTCTTGAACTGTCTGAATCAAGGTGTCAGATGCTTTTCCATATTCTGAATTCAATATGGTCAAAAGAACTGTTCCACCACCATTCCAAACTGGTGTGACTTTTGTACTTCCAACACCAGGAAGACTGTTTGTTTTATTCAGGTAATCATCAACATTGCCACCATAAGCCTTTGAATCAAATGAATCAAAATATCTTTGTCGCAAAAGTTCAGTGTCTTCTTCATCTTCACCAGGAATCAGAAGGTCTGTCAGTTCAACACTTTCAAGACCCTGAATATAATCAATTGGAATCATATCACCAAAATAACTGTTTCCAATCTTTCCAATAGTTTCACACTGCATCTTGTATTCACCATCAGAAATCTTTTCAACCACATAATAGTTCAAATCATTCAATGAAAATCTTGAATTAAGTGGAATTTGAAGGTCAGATGGAACAGTTTTTGCTTTCAAAACCGCATAAGTTGCAGGCTGTGGTGTGATTCCCCTTTCTGCTGCCCTTCTGATAAGATATTCCCTGGATGCAGTATCACCAAAGGTTTCTTTCAGAATGACATCAAATTCAATATACATCAGTTGAAGTTCAACAGCAGCAGGTGCAAGTGCATCATAAATGATTGAACCTTCCCTTTTGTCCATATTTTCAGGAACTCTGTCAAGCATTCTTTGAAGAATGTCTTCATAAGTTACATTTTCATACATCTAATAATTCACCACCTTTTCTGTTTGAACATCACCAAATATTGTGTGAACAGTGAATGATGCTTTGACTGTTCTTTTTTCAGAACTGTCAAATTCAAAGTCATCCACTGATTCAATCCTTTCATCCTGAATAAGTGCTTCTGTGATTCTTCTTTCAAGTTCAGGAATGACATAAATGACAGGCATTCCAAACAAGTCCATCAATTCAATTCCATAATTCCAGGAATAAATGATATACTGGTATCTTTCAGTGTTCAGAATCTTATAAATCACCTGCTTCATTGCTTCCAATTCATCAACAGTTCCATTGATGATGTCCTGTTTTATATTCATTTTGTAATTTACACTTGGTTCTGTTTCCATTTCCAAGTCATAGGACAAAATGTTGTTTGTTGAAGGAATCATGTTTTCACCACCCTATCCAGGACAAGATATTTCTGACCGCCTTTTTGCTTCATCAGTACAACTTCTTCACCAACCGTCAAAGCATTGTGAATTGTCACTGTAATTTTCCCAACAGCATGAACATGTGAAGGGGAAACAGGTGCAGTTCCTGATTCAATGTCACCAGTGTAATAATAGTTTTGAACATTACTACCAGTGATTTTAGTTTTATAATCAGTGACATTCCTGGTCAGAACAAGCTGTGCTTCACCAAGGGTCATTTTCTGTTCAACAAGTATTTTCAATGGTTTTACACTTGTTACCTTTCCAAAACAGAAATCAGCAGGTTGTCCTGCTTCTGCTGCTTCCTGTGCTGCCTTTTTTATACTTGCTAATAAATCATTTGCATCAAGCAACAAATTCACCGCCTCTCAATGTTAAAGTCATAAGATGCTGACTTTCTTTGAATTCATGTTTGCACTTTTCAACAAGCATCAGGTTTTTCAATTTCATATCACCTAAATCCATCATGACAACAATCATTGAACCTGCCCTGACCCTGACATCACCAAAAGCATTTTTGATGGTCAGATTTCTTGTTTTCTTGTTATACAAAGACAAAAGTGCATCTGCCTTTGCTTTTCCGTTTTCACCTTCCTGCAAAGTATCAAAATATTGAAGAACACCCCATGCATTCATGTTTTCTGAATCTTGTGCAATATAAACTTCCCTTGTTCCAGTTTTGTCATTGTCATAAGTCAATTTCACTTTGTTGTATGTGTTGGAATCAATGCTTGATGTATAATCAAAATTTTCACCAGTTTCTTCATCAATCAGAAGATTCAACCGCATGTTGTCCAAACCTTTCAATGCAATCTTTCCAAAATCATCATACATGACATACATATATTTCTGATTTTCAAGTGTCATATCCAATGCATTCTGAATCATATCAAACAAAGATGTGTTTTCTTCCACCCTGGACTTGATTTTGAATCCAGTGTCTTCAATTGTTCCTGTTTGCATCATATAATCTTTTGCAATCATCTGAATCAATTCACCTGCTGTCTTGTTTTCATAGACAATGGTGTCTTTATTTTTCAAATATCGCAATTGGTCATAAGCAGTGACAGAAATGATTTGTTCCTTATCTCTTTGTTTCTTGAATATGAATCCATAAAAAACATTCTGACCATTGACTTTCAGTCTGACAGCATCCCCTTCTGTGAAGGAAATAACATCATCCTTGACAACTTTGAACTTCAATTCACCTGGACAACCTTTTCTTTCAGTTGCCCAGGTGATTCCTTCTTGCACAACAGGAATGAACACTTTGTCACCATGCTGAATCAGAAGTTCAATATTTACATCCAAAAGTGTTCACCGCCTTTCTTATGCTGATGGAATGGTCAACACCTGTCCTGGATAAATCAAGTTTGGATTTTTGATTTTATCTTTGTTTGCGTTATAGATGACAGTATATTTTGAACCATTTCCATAAAACTTCTTTGCAATATTCCACAAGCAGTCACCCTTGACCACTGTGTATGATTTATTTGATGAAGGTGCAGGGGAATTTGTGGTTTCCCTTTTCTTTTCCTTCTGAACAGTTGGTTTTGTTTTCGCAAACTTGATATTACAAGTCTTTGTTCCAAAATCCCTATACTGTTTCAATTTGATTGTTACTGTTACATCAAAACCTTCCTTGGAATCTTCTTTGATTTGATAATCTTCCATTGAAACCTTAATGTTTGTATTGAACAGACCTTTTCCATTTGGAAGCTGTCTGACCATGATAAACTGGAAAGGTTTCTTTGATGTCTTCATCTTTTCAAATTTATCCAGGAAGTATTTTGCTCTTTTGAACCCTGAATCATATTTTGCAAAAGGATATTTCACATTTGGAATCAGCAGGTCAAAACTGATGTCAGTCAGACCTGCTGTTTTCAAAATATTGACTTCCCCTTCATTCATCAGAATCAAGGTCTTGTTCTGATTCTTGATTTTCAATTGCAACTTTGAAGGTGCAATTGGACACAAAATTTTATCAAGATAAACACTATATGCCATTAGTCATGCACCCCTTCCGCTGCTTTTTCCATAGCTTCATTCACACCATTTGCAAGGTAATCAACCATACCATCCAAATCCATGTCACCTGAAACATTGTTATTGTTTGTCATTTCCACTTTAATTTCCGCTGTGGTGAATCTGTTGATTGCTTCTGTTTCCGCAATGTCACGAAGATATTTCAAATCTTCACTTGTGATGTCCAGTGAATCAGCAGCTTTTCCAGTATTTGCAGCAGTATCTGCAATATTTGCAGGAACTTGACCTGCATCATATCCTGAATAACCACCGCCATTGAACATGTTGGATGTATCAACACCGCCATCACTTCCACTGAACATGTTGGAAACCTTATCTGCAACACCATCACCCCAAGCTGCACCTGCATTGAATGCATCTGATGCCCAACCATCCTGGAATGTGTCAAAGGTTGACATTCCTTCATTGAATGCATCACCAATTGACTTGTAGTCTTCTTTGTTTCCTGCTACTTCTGATGCTTTTGCTGCATAGTCATCTGCTGCACTTGTAATTCCTGAATAATCAAATTCAACAAATGGAAGTTTGTTCAGTGCTTCACAAATACCTGCAACAACTGTCAGTGCAGTTGATAACAGATTGTAGAACCAAGACTGGACTGAACAAATTGCATTGTGGAATGCAGTCATCATGTTTGAACCAAGTGCTGCAATTGCATTTCCAATTCCAAGGGCAATGTTTGCGACTGTCAGACCCAAGTTCTTGAAGAACTGGATAACAACATTCACACCGCCACAAATCACACCAAAACCACTGTTTGCAACACCAGTCATCTTTGCGATTGCTGCACAAACAGCACAAATAATTGCAATCAGGGCAATGATAAGAAGAATTATCCATGTCAAAGGACATGCCATCAAAGCTGCATTCAGTCCATATTGTGCTGCTGTTGCTGTGAAGGTTGCACCTGCCTGCATCATATCAGCAGCAGCTTTCACCCCTGCCATTGCTGCACTGATTCCCTGAACAACATTGTTTGCAATCAATGCTGCTGTGTAAAGACCAAGTGCTGTTGCTATACCAAGAACAATAGGTTCAATGATTGACCAATTATCACTGATAAAGGCTGCAATGGAAGATGCAAGTTCCAGGATATTCAACAACCATTCCACAACAGTTGCAAAAGCAGAAACCGCATTTGCTGCAAACAGTTGGAAATCTTCATTGTTTGCAATCTCATTGACTTTTGTCAGAACTGGTTGCATCTGCATCAGTGCAGCATTTCCCATGGTTGTCCATACCTGACCCCAGGTCATAGGCATCTGTTCAAATTTTGCATTGATGTCATCCGCACTTGCAAAGATTGCATTTTTTACAATATCCGCTGTCAACTGTCCATCCTGTGCCATTTCCCTGATTTTTCCAATAGGAACATCAAGATAATCAGCAATAGACTGAATCAGGTTTGGTGCTTGTTCAAAGATGGAATTCAATTCATCACCACGCAACACACCTGAACCCAAAGCCTGTGACAACTGCAACATTGCATTGCTTGCTTCCTGTGTGGATGCACCTGCAATGGTCATCTGTTTCTGAATCAAGTTTGCAAAAGCAACAACTTCTTCTGAACTGCTGAATGCATCCTTTGCATTGTTTCCAAACTTTGCAACAACTGCTGCCATATCAGTGAATGAACCCCTTGCATTCTGTGCTGATGCATAAACCATATTTACCAGTTCATCTGTGGTCTGCAATCCATCATTCATCATGTCAAGTCTTGCTGTTGTCAGGGTCAATTCATCAGACATGTCCATCACTTTTTCAACAGTCTGAAATGTCGCATAAGCTGCAACCAGGCTTGTGACCTTTCCAAGCAATCCATCCATAGCAGATGAACCATTCTGAACAGACCTGTTGAAGTTCTGCTGATGTTCTTCATTATCTTCAATGTTGTTTCCAAGCTGTGTGACCTGTTGTGCAGCAGCATCAATTGCCTGTCTTGCCTGGTCAATGGTTCTTGTATTGAAACCAGTGTTCATGGAATCCTGAACAGATTCATAAGCAGAACACATATTGTCCAGTGCAACAATCATGTTGTTGATTGGTGCTGAAACTCTATCAATAATCTGAATTGATGTTGCTATACTTGCCATTGTTCTTCTTCACCATCCTTTCTTGGTATAATTTGAAAAGGGATGAACACCAACATTCATCCCTTTTTATTTTCCTTTCTTTGCTTTTGCTGCTTCTTTCTTTTCCTTGTCGATTCTGATTTTGATTGAAGCAATCACAAAAGCCTTTTCTTCCATACTCAAATTTACAAATTGTGAAGGTAAAATGTGAAGTTTCTGCAATGCATAATGTGCAAAGTTTGCTTCTGCATCCCCTTCTTCAATTAGTTTTTTGCTTCTTCAACCTTGTCTTCCAGTGTAGTGTTGAAACCATTGAAGTTCTGAACAAAGGTTGCAAATTCCTGATATTCACCAGGGTCATCAATCATTTCTTTCAGCAAATCATCAGGTGACATCACACCATAGGAATCCTGCAAGTCTTTGTCATAAAGGTTTGGTTCAACCACACATGCACAAATCATCTTGCCAATATATTTGCTTGTATCAAGTTTCGGTCTGAAAACATTTGGTTTTCCCTTGACAGGAACATCAATCATGCATTCATCCCTGATTGCATCATTTTCCTTGGTTGTCAAAGGTTTGATTGTCCAAGGAAGGGGATTGCCCTTTGCATCCACAAGGGATTTTGTTGCTGCAAAAGTTGTATTTTCTCTTTTGATTTTGTTTGCTTTCAAAAATCTGCTTAAATCTGACATGGTATATACCACCTTTCTGTTTTATTCTAAAAAAATAAGACCCACATGCCTATTTTGAAGACATGTGGGTCAAAATGTTTACTGCATACCATCAAGCAACTTGAAGGTTTCAGGCATCTTGAAGTCTTCAAAAGTGAAATTCAGTTCTTCATCCAGGTATTCACCATCAGCATCAAACTTTGCCAGGATACCACCATCAATATTGCAGTCCATGAAGACAACTGTCTGTCTGCCTGCTGCACTTGTAGGGTCTTCATTGGTCACCTGAATTTCAAAATAGACATCTTCACCAGTGTCCTTGTACTTCAACATCATTTCCCTGAAAATACTGGTATTGTAGTGGAAAGTTGCTGAACCAGTACCTTTCCAACCAGTTGACTTGTTTCCAGTTCCTGTTCTTCCAAGGATAGGAACTTCTGTCTTTGTCCTTTCAAAATTTGCTTCAAAATTGATTGCCTGCATGAAGTTGTATCTGTTGTTTCCAATTGTGATGAAACATTCTGCCAACTTTGCAGAAATGGAATCTTTTGCTTTCATTGTGATATTAGACATTCTGATTCACCCCTTTCTTACATCACTGTGACAGTCATATAAAGTTTTGCCATTGCATTGACAACAGTCACTGCATCCTGAACAACAACCGCTTTCTTGGTGTCACCCTGGGAAACTTTTACATCTTCATCAGTGAAGTTTTCAATTGCTCTGATGTCCTGCAACTGCTCATGATGCTTGACAATATCTGCCCAAAGACTGATTCTGCCTGCTTCATCATTTGGAACAGCACCAAGATATTTGGTGTTGAAAAGCACTGCAATGTCATTTGCAATTTGGTCAATCACTCTGATGGTCTGATTGTCCTTGAAGATGTATGCCTTTGTTTCTGTTTCCGTAACAAGGGAATTGATGTCTTCAAGAACTCTGATGTCATCACCAACCTGATGAAGTGTGAATTCACCTGCCTGAATTGCCTTTGTCAACTGTGTCTGTGTATAGTCAACATTGATTGCAAATTCACCATCATAAACCTTGTTCAGATTTGATTTGTTCACTGCACATCCTGCTGAAATACCAGTCACCCAATAAACAAGGGATGCTTCTGACCATCCTTCATCAGTTGTCTTGTTCTTTACATTGATAACACCTTCATAATCAGATGCCTTGTTATAAAGAACCACCTGGAACTTTGCACCAACTTCATCACGCATTCTTTTACAAAATGCATCATAAAGACTTTTGATGGTGTTTTCTGTGGTAACAACACCCATTGCATTAAATGAATAAGATTCAATCTTGTCCAAATATGCCTGGTGATTTGTTCCTGTGACATTACCATTTGTTCCACCTTCAAGTGGTGTTCCTGCTGTGCTTGAAAGTTCTGCACTGGACTTGAATGTCACATAATCATTTGCAACAAGGTCTGCTGCTTTTGCAACAGTCTGACTGTCAACCATAACAGTTCCAAGATATGTGTTGACATCAAAAAGACTGTCATCATCCACATTCACCTGAATCTGAATCTTGATGTCATTTCCCCTTGTTCCTGCATACTTTGCAGTTGCAAAGGCATTGGATGCCTTAACCCCATCACCATTCAATCTGTATGCAAACAGTGTGGTGATGTTCTTGAACAGGTCACGAAGACCTTTCAACTTTTCACTGGTGTAATCATAACCAAAGATTTTCATGGAATTCTTCTGAAAATCTGCATTTGTTACTTCAAACACTTCCCCTTCAATGCCCCAATCAAGTTCAAGTGGCATTGTTGCATATCCCCTGTCAGACAATGTTGCAGTTGCAGTTGCAAGTGAAACAAAGTTGATATATGCACCAGGAAGCACTTTGTTCTGAACAGTAAATGTTCCACCGCCTAAAGCCATTTTACTTCACCATTCCTTTCATAAATTTTTCAATCATGTCATCCACTTCTTCAATGGACTTTTCTGAACCATCAGTCCAAAGGGCATTGATGACATCATGTCTGTTGTAATATTTGTTTGATGCAAGAATCTGTTCCTTGTTATACTTGGAAACAGCTTCCTGCATAGGTTCTTTCTTTACCATTCTTTCACCTTATCCTTTCACATCAGTGCTATAATCATAAGATTCCATTGTCGGTGTTCCTTCCTGCATCTTATACATGAACATGTCATAGTTCACAAAAAACGAAAGTACACCATCACTTGTTTCACTACTCATATTTGTTCCCCTGCACAAATCACCATCAACTGTCACCAGTTCCAGGCATTCAAACAACCTTTCCCTGACTTCATTGATTTCCTTGTTCTTTTCTTCACCTTTTGGAAAATAGTGAATGCAGAACTGATTCTTTCTGAAATATCTTCTTCCAAGGAACTGTTCATTTGTAGGATTCAGACATAAAATGGAAAAACAAGGTTCATTCAAACCTTGTTCAACTGATTCAGTATAAATTTCATAGTCATCACCAAATTCAGCATTGATTGCAACACTGATTCCATCAATGATTTTGTTTATCATCTGAAAACTTCACCCAACTTTCTTTTCAGTTTGTTTTCAAGAATCTTTGCAGCATCACCTTGAACTTCCTGTTCTGAAATGGTCAGCATGAATTTTCCTTCAACCCATCCTTCATGATTCCTGGTTCTATGACCAAATTCCACATAGGATGCATATTCAACTGGATTCACCACTTCAATCACATAAGTATTTCCATAATGATTCACACGCAATGAATCGGCATAAGCCTTTCCACCTTGTGTTTTTCCACCAGTCCAACCCCTGCGAAGTGTACCGCCTTTTTTTCCTGTGCTTGCAGGATATTGTCCAACAGGTGTCCTTTTGATAACCTTTGCAAGCAACCTTGCAGCCAGTTCTTTTGCACAAGATTCTATGAAGTCATTGATTTGGTCATCATTCAATGATGCTTCCATCTTCCTTCTGAACTCTTGCAATTCCCTAAAATCGACATTTCCACCGCTTGCCATTATGCCCACCCCTTAAAGATTTCAACCACTATTTCCTGGTGCGTGCTATAAGTTGCAGGAATACCACTGGATTTATAATCTGTGGTGACACCATTCTGTGTGATTGTTAGCTTTGAACCAGGCTTGACAACAATTTCAGGTGCAAGGAATACTTCTGTTACTTGGACAAGTGCGGATGCAGCATTTTCATTTGGATTTGTGTTGTTGATTGTCTTGAAAGACAATCTGCAAGGAATATCTTCCTGAACAATCACATCCTGAAAACCTGTTGATTTGTTATCCTTTTGAACCTTTTGGTGTTCAGTGATTGTGCATGTTCCTTCATACATGGATTCAATTGCTTTTCTTGCTTTTTTCACCATCTTATTTTTCTGAAACATATCAAATCACCTTCCCCTTGATTCATCAGATAGTTCACCAGTTGATTGAACCTGGATTCATCAGATGACCCTGCATCAAAATTGATTTGTGTGTCACCTTCTTTGATGCTTGTGACAGCACCATCCAGGTCAAGTTCACCAATGTCCAACTGTCCAGTCTGCTTTTTTGTGAACAAGAATTCACCACAAACCCTGTCAACTGCTGCATTAAATAAACCATCAGGGATTGAATCAGTGTTGCAAAAATTCTTGATGTGATTTTCAACTTTTTGCATACAAAAACATAAAACCCAACCATCATCTTCTTCCAGGTTATACCCAAAAGAAACCAGTCTTTTCAGAACCGCTTCATAGAATGGTTCTGAAAGACTGGTGTTGTTCATAATAGTCAGGATGTTTGCAAGAACTTTTTGAATCATTTCATTCATTCAGCAACACCCCTTTCATCAATTAACCCTTGGAAACAATCTTGCAAAGTGCAATTGCCTTGTGTGGAATTGCCTTTGTACCATCATTGATGATGTTCCAGTTTGTTCCAGTTGCAAGGTCAGTGTTGGAAGCAGATGCAGTGATGGAAGAAGGTTTCTCAAAGGAAATACCATCAACACCACAAATGTATCTGTCACGAACATAAAGTGTGTCCTGACCACCATTTGTTTTAGGGTCACGGCTCATTTCATACGGAACTTCATCACCAATGTCATCCAGGATGATTGAACCATTACCAAGAACATAAGTGGTGTATGCAGTGTATGCTTCAACACCTTCTTTTGCTTCAACTTCCGTTGTAGGCATATTGTCATCAATCAGAACAGTTCTTCCATTCCAGGTTGCAAGTGCAAGTTCTCTTTCAATACCATCTGCATCAGTCTGTGTCATGTACTTCAACAGCTTGATATTTTCAAGATGTGTTGCAACTTCACTGTGCATGATGACAAGTTTGAAGATGTTCTTGTTGTCACCGCCTGCTTTCTGAATTGCCTTGTTCAAAGTAGTGGAAGCAACAAGTGCATCATCACCAGTGTTTCCAGTGATGTCATAGACATGCTTTTCAAGGAATTCCTTTGCAGCCTTTTCAGCAACACCAGTTCCAGTTGCCTTCATGCTGAAAACGCCTGCAAGGATTGCAAGCAACATTGCCTGCTTAACATCCATCTTGTAGTCAGCAATCTGTGCTGCAACATTGTCCATGAAGTCAACACCTGCTGTGATGTTCTTGCTGAAAGACTTTTCAGTCCAACCATCCATTCTGCTTGCCACAATGAATCCCTGTTCATAAGTGGTTGTGTTGCTGCTCTCAATGTCATGTCCACCATCATTGTTCTGACTGGTAGAACCATCAATTCTGCCGAAGTAAGGAACTCTTGCATACAAAGAACCAGTCTGATTTGCAAGTGCATCATGTGCATTCTGATTCGTGCCAACAGCACCACTCTTTGCAAGTTCGTTTTTAGTTACATTAGGAATTCGGTCAACATACTTTCCGAATGCCTGGGGATTGAAACTTTTGGAATCAAATTTTGCCATTTTGTTTCACCTTTTCCTTTCATAAAATATTGTTGTGTGTTCTTGGTGCTTTAGATTTGTGCATCAGGATTCTGTGCAAGATATGCCATCATTTCAGAATAGGTCATCTTGGAAGTATCAACCCCATGGTCACCATCTTCATTTCCTGATTCACCAGGTTTTGCACCTTTCACCTGGGTCTGCTTTTTAGCAGTAAAAAGGAACTTTGTGTCATCTGCCTTTGTAAGTGCTTCAATCTGTTCTGCAAGACCTTTCACTGTGCCATCATCAGCAAGTTCAGCCTTGTCCAAATCTTTCAGGAAAGGAACAACAGCCTTTGCATTGATTGCACCTGAACTTGTCAGTGCAGCTTCAACAGCAGCATCCACCTTCATTTTCTTGATTTCAGCAGCATGTGCTTCATCTTTTGCTTTATTGTCAGCCTGCAATGTTGCAATCTGCTGTTTCATTGCTTCCACATCACCTGTGGAATTCTTTAAGGTTTCAAGCTGTCCATCCCTGTCACGAAGGTCAAGTTCCAACTTCTTCTTTTCGTTGTTCACTTCATCAAACCTTGTCTTTGGGATGAAACCTTTCAGTTCTTCCTGGGAAGCAGCTTCACACTTCTTTGCAGTTTCTTCATCAATTCCTAACTTCACAAATTCTTCTTTCTTCATTTTTCAATACCATCCTTTCTTCAAAAACATTATTTTTTCATGGTTCAGTCCATGTCCATTTGAACTTGTTCTTTTACATCTGCAATCCTAAAAAGATGACCTTGGTTTGAAAACCAAAAGATTCTTTGTGATGTGGCTTTTTATGTCATCCACCAGGACAATAAAAAATCAGCCTTGCTGAAAGGAAGTTACTTCTGTGTCACCCCTGCACATTTTCATCTTCATAGATTTTTCAACAAGTCTGATATTTTACCGTATTAAAAAGCACCCTTTTCAGGATGCCTTTCATCAATATATGGTCTTTTCTTCATAAGGAATTTCACCAATGTCACCATCAACACTGATTTCTTCAAGTGAATCAAAGAAAATGCTGTTCAAAACATTGAATGCAGCAAGCATTGAATCAGGTTCAGGGAAATATGTTCCACCCATTGCAGGTTGTCTTGCTATACAATCATCAAGATGTTTCTGCAATTCAGGTGATTCATTGTCATCCATTGTGATGACCAGTGTTCCATCTTCCTGTGTGACTTCAACAGTGATTCTGTCAGTCAAATATTTTCCAGTTGCAACAATCTTTGCCATAAACAACACCGCCTTTCTATTTCAATGATAGAATTCCATAAATGAATTGTGCAAAATCTTCATCTGCCCACAATCTTGTTGGGTCAGTGTATGCCCAATCAAAACCCATGGAAACAAGTTCATAAAAGTTGTCAGGATATTCCTTGCCCATATAGGAATGAAGGAAATTATCTTTTCTTGTTCTTTCTGACCTTGAATAACCAGTTCCAAGCCATTCCAAAGGACATCCTTTGGTTCTTCTTTTATAGAAAACATCTTCTGCTTCATAGATTCCTTTGACCACATCTTCAAATCTGTGACCAAGTTCATGAAATGCAGTTGAAATCTGACTTGATTCTGACAATCCATCAATTGCAATGGTTCTTCCATCATAGAATCCCCTTGAAACCTTTGATATTTTCAAATGTCCTTTCTTAATGGATGCTTCCACCCAATCAGCAGGATAATGTGAATATGCTGTTGTAACAATATCACGCAATGTTCCCCTGCCTGAATAGTGTTCTTTTTTCAGGTCATGACTTCCAATTCCCATTGTTCTGAACTGACCAAGTTTTTCAGTCAATTCATCAGCATTTGTTTCCCATGTTCCTTCATATTTCTTCTTTGCATCAGAAATCCTGCTTCTTAAAGAAATTGCTTCATCACTGGAATAAACTTTCCAATAATCAGCCTTTGCCTGTTCCCATTCATTATAGAACTGCTTTCTTTCATCAGAACCATAAGGTGCATCATAATATTTCTTGTGAAGTTCTGTTCTTCTTGCATCCAATTCATCAATCTGTTTTTTGATGTCTGAATTATTATATGCAGCAGTTGCATCATCAAAATCCTTTTTGAATACTGCCCTGGAAGCAACCAAATCATCCTGAACAGCTTTTCCTGCTGCTTTGATGTGGTCTTCTGTGATGACACCACCATTTGCAGCAATGTCTTCTTTGACTTTTTGAATTTTTTCTGCCAGTGTTTGTGGTTTACCTTCCATTATATCATCAGGAACAACTGGTTTCAAATCTTCTGTTTGACCATCAACAAATGACTTTTGCCATTCAGGATAGGTCATATCAGATGGAACATAGTATGTTTTACCATCTTCACCCCTTGCTGCCCTTTCACCGCTTCTGCCCCATTCATCATCAAAGTATGGAACAGTTGTTGACCTGCACCAAACATGAAAAGGTGGTGCAGTGACACCAGGTTCAAAGTCCTTCATAGGAAAGTGCTGTCCATCCATGTTCTGACATATTTCAGAAGTGTGACTGTCCAGTGTTGCGACAATCTCAAATTCTTCCACATCCAGGTCATTGAATGCATCCTTCTGTGCAGCACTGGAAATGAATGCCTGTTCAGTCATCACAAGTCTTCCTGCTGCATACTTTGCATTTTTGGTCTTGTCTGCAACATACTTTGACAAGGTTCTGATTGCTTCATCAGGTGCTTTGCCCTGAATGATTGTCCTGGTCAGTTGCTGATGCAGTTCATTGACCATTGTGGTCTTTGATTGCCACACCCTGTCTGAAAAAGTCTTTCCATCCGCTGCCCAAGGTTTTGAAATAATCTTTTGCAGCTTCCTTTCATCAATCTGACCAATTTCCCAACCAATATTGAAACCCTTCTGCACTTCAAAACATGTGTGATAATATCCTGACTGATAAAGGTGCTTGACCATACCATCCAAGGAATCAAGTTCATTGCCAAAAGCAACTTCCAATGATTGCTGTGTCCGAAGTTTCAAGGCTTCCAGTCTGCTGATGTGGAATCTTGCAGATGCATTTTCCAGTTCCTTCATCCACTGCTGATTCATTGCATTCTGCTGTCCATATTTGATGTATTCCTGGACATCCCATTGCAATTCTTTCAGTTCAGCAGCAGACAACTGTTTTCTTGCTTCTGCCATTGTGATTCCATTATTCTTTGCATATCTTGAATACCAGGATTCAATCTGTGCCTGAATCTGTCTTTGTGCTTTATCAAATGCAGGTTCAATCTGATGGAAGGTGTTCTGTCCATACTGATTTTGTGCATTTTCCAGTTCAGAAAATCTTTTCTTCCAGTATGCAGATGACTTTTTCTTTTTTGCCATTATTCATCACCTGCACCTTCCTGTCCTTCTTCATCAGAACCAGGAACATTCTGACCCTGCATCATACCAAGACCAAATTCTTCCATGTTCTTTTGTTTCTGTTCATCCAGTCTTTCCAGTTCTGCCTGAACATCATCAACCCATGGATGCTGTGCAACAAGTGTTTCATCACTGATGATTCCAACAGACTTGCTGATGTTGTCAATGACTTCACCTTCATTCAGCATCATATCCCTGTTGAATATGATTTCCACTTCTTCCTATTCAAAGTCACCCATTCCAATGTTGAAAAGGTGCATGTTCAAGAACCAAAGCAGTTCTTCAAAAGATGCCTGATATTCAGTTTCCATTCCATTTGCATCCAGGTCAATGTCAGAATACATTGATTGAATGTTCATTTGGTTTGGTGTTCCATTCATTCTGTCATCTTTTGCATCATATCCCATTGCATTTTCAATGATTGCCTTTTTGAACAGTTCAATGATGGACTTGTAATTTTCAGAATTGACTTCCACTTGAAGTGTTCTGACATCACCGCCTGCACCATCCACTGTTCTGACCTTCACTGCACCATAGGTTGCAAGGTTCTTTCTGAATTCACCAAGATTTTCACCATCATAGTTCACAAGAACCAAGATTGTGTTCCTTGTGTCTTCTTCCATCTGATTTTGGAAATTTGATTCAATCAGATTCAGACCATCTTGCAAGGACTTCACCATTTTAATCAATGGAATTTCCTTGTTGTTATATTTGAAAGGAATCAAAGGAATCTTTGTCCAATTGAATCCCTGGTCTTCAATACTGAAATATGGAACATGCTGTTCACCATCAGGTTTCAGTGTTCCGCTGTCAGTCAATTCAAAGTAGGAAACACCTGATTCATCATAAACTTCAACCTTTTCAATGACTTTTTCTGTGTTTCCAACATATCCAACCACTTCATAGATTCTGATGAAATATTCCAGTTCAGTGTGTTCTGCATCCTTCCACCCTGGAATGATTTCCCAAGGTCTGAACCGCTTGAAGATGAATTCCCCTTTGTCATTATACATAGGGAACAACCAACCAATTCCACAATTCAGGGAATCTTCACCAACCGCTTTCAGTGTTCGCATGAACCGCTTATTCAAGAACTGTTTCAGAATCTTCAAATAAACTTCATTGTCACACTGAATGGTGAAAGGTTGACCCAACAGATAGTTGGATTTCTGAATGACCATCTTTTTATACTGATTGTCAACAATTCTGTTGTTTGGAAGGTTCTTGACAACTTCCAGTTCACCATCTTTTCCAATGACAGTTCTTTCCCTTGTCAGAATGTCATGACATCCATCAAAGTATTTTTCACCATCAAGCATTTCTTTCCTTCTTTGCGACTGCTTGAATCTGTTTATTTCCTTCACAATGAACTGTTCATCCGTCAATTTGGATGCTGCATTGACATTGACCAGTCTTTCAAGTTTTGCTTTGAAGGATTCAGCAAAATTGAACATCATTCTTCACCACCTTTCTGTTCATCATAGTGCATCCACCTTTGCAAAGGCTTCTGCCAGTTTTGGGAACTGGTATGCAATCCAGTCCACTATTTCTTCATTTATTCCCCAACTATCAGCACCAAGACCTGATTCAAACAGGAATGCATGAACCAGTTCATGTCTGATGACCTGCTGTCTGTATTTTTTCAGGTCTGCAAGTGAACCAGGGCAATCCTGGAAGGTGTCAATGACAATCTGTTTTGTGGAATGGTCACAATAACCATCACCATTGTTCAAATTGTCATCTTTCACCTTGTTGGATTCTGTTATTGTGTACTTTGTACCTAAAACATCAACTGTCACTGTTTTTCACCTTCCCTTTTCCTACTAATCAAAGCTGAATGTGTCACCAACAAGAACCTTTCCTGTTGCATATCGCATGGAATCCATACCATGTGAAAATTCATGGTCAGGTTTATCTGTTGGTTTTCCATTCTTGTCAGTTTCCCAACAATAATTTTGAATTTCTTTCTTGAATTCAGGACAGTTCTTTTCATGGACAATGATTTCATAGTTCTGAATCAACTGGATTCCATGATTTACACTGTCTTTTCCCTTCCTGGAAGGTTCTGCCTTGATTCCTTCTTCCTGCAATTCAGCAATTGATTTTGGTTCAGCAGAATCACAAACAATCCGCTGTCCACCATATCCTTTGTCTTTGATTGCCTGTGCAATGATTTTGTTGGTCACACCTGTTCTGTACCATTCATCAAAGACATATATCTTCATTGCTGCATTGTCTATCATCAAACAGACAAATGCATTTGGGTCAGTGAAACCAAAATCAAGACCAAAAGCAGACTTGATTCCTGGGATTGCTCTGACTGCATCAATGTCAAAGTCTTCAAATCTGACTTTTTCATATATCAGACCTTCTGCAATGCCCCATTCACCATCACCTTCAATTCTGTATCTTCTTGGATTGTTCTGTTGCATCTTCAAGAAGATGTTCCTGTCTGCTTCATCCAACCATTTATTGCATTTCCATGTGGTTGTCTTTATAAATGTATCTTCATCAGGATTGTCAAAAAACCTTGGTTTCAACCAGGATGTTGCAGACCAAGGATTGAATGTCAATATTATTTGTTTGAAATATCCATCAGGAACTTCACCACGAATGGACATATCCAATTTGTTGAAGTCATCTTCATTGCTTATTTCATAGGCTTCTTCAATCCATACCCAACAAAGAACACCTTTATCAACTGCAATTGATGTGATTTTCAAACCATCATCAAGTCCCCTGAACAGAATCTTTTGCCCAGTTGCTTTCCTTGTTATTTGCATAGGTGAAACAGTGCATTCAAAATGTGAATCAACACCCATTTTATGAATTGCCCATTTCAAATCTGAAAAGACAGAATCACGCAAGGTGTTTGAATACCTTCTGACACACAACCCATTAGATTCAGGATATTTGAACAATCTGAAAATCATGTTCAAGGCTGTGGTCTTTGATTTCTTTGAACCTCTGCTTCCCTTGCAAACTCTGTATCTTTGTTTTGTTTTCCAAAAATCACCATATCCAACATCAATCAATTTTGGTAAATTTATTCTAATTGCAGAATCATCAATCAGCAATGTCTTGTTCCCCTTCAAAAATAATAGGAACATTCATATTTACATCCAACTTGTCATTCCACATTCCAAGATGTTTTCCTAAAAGTTCAAGTGCTTTTAATTTGGATGCAATCTTGATTTCCCTTTCTGTACTATCACCATTGATTGAACTGGATTCTTTGTGTTTTATAGATTCAATACATGCAAGGTCATCTTCTGATGCTGTTGACCTGATTTTTCCTTCTTCATCAACAACATCAAGCATATTTACAAATGCAATTTTTGCAAGTTCATTCACAACTCTGTCTTGACTGATTCCAGTTCTTCTTGACCTTTCTGCTATTGCTTTTGAAATTGCTTCTTTAATGTGAGGTTTTGTGAGGTTCTCATATCCTTGTTCTTTTGCATCTTTAACAGAATATCCTGCCCTAATTGCAGCCTGTGTTGCATTCAGGTCAATCAGATATTCTTCAACAAACTTTTTCTGTTTATCTGTCAGTTTTGCCATTCAGCAACACCTGCCTTTCTAAAAATTTACATAAGAAAAGCACCCTTGGAAACTGGATGGTGTTTCCTTGGATGCTTTCAATTGACCTAACATTTCATGTTATAGTTTACTATAACATGACAGTGGGATTCAAGCAGACTGTGGTGGGAACTTTTCTTCAAATGCCTGCAAAGCTGCAATATGTATTTCCTTTACATAATCATAAGAAAAACACATTGCCTGTGCTGCTTTTTTCAGGTTCTTTCCGTCAACATACACAATATACAAGACATTCTGATGCTTGCTGTCTTCAAGCTGATGAATCTGATTGATAATTTCAACCCTTTTCAATGCAAGGTCATCCTTCATCTGTTGCAACTTTTCTTCTTCTTCAAATATCTGACCGAAAATTCTTGCAAATTTATCAGGTTCAGGTGAACTTTGCACCCTTTCCTTATCATATCTAATTCCTGCAACCCCTAAAGAATCCCTTAATCTTTGAATATATTCTTCCTGATTCAGAATGTTTTTTCCTTGTTCCTTTATCTGCAACAGGTATTCTTTTGTTGTCACATCTTTCACCTTCTTTCTAATTCAAGAAGTCAACATCTTGAATTCAACATCTTGATTTCAAGAAATCCTTTATTTTCAAGGCTTTGAATCACTTTGACCTTCTGAAAAGTCAAGATGTGATGTGTTTTTACTATTATAAGTATTTTTTAGAGAATCATTAAATTTTGATGATTTCATTCTTTTATATATCCTTAAATAGAAAACATCTTGACATCTTGACTTTTCCAGTAAAATCAAGGCTTTCAGGCTTTGACATCTTGACTTTTATCTTGACTTTTCACCTATACATCTTTCACTTTTGATGCATACATGTCAGCAGTGTGAGTGAACAACACTGACTGATATTTCCTGATTGCTCTGTCATAAGCATCCCAATCATCAGTGACATAAGCACCCATGTGAAATCTAATGCACAACATTTCTTCTTCTGTCAGGGTCATCACCTGTGACAGCATCATCACCGACTTGTCACCATGACCTTTGAACATAGGTGCAGGATTGTATGTCCACTTTGGGTCTTTGCTGATAGGTGAACCAGTTCCCATGACCACCACATCAGATGCATTGTCATCCACATAGTCATCCATCTTGCAGACATCATGAAGCATTCCAACAATGTATGGTGATTCAGGTCTTGTCCAAGGGATGTCAAACTTCTGTGTCATTTCCACAAGAACCTTTGCAACCATCAACGAATGGTCAAACAGACCGCCAGTATAATTGCCATGATGCTTGATTGCAGCAGGCTTGACAAAGAAACCATTGTTCACCAACCAGTCAATTGTGTCCACATTGATGATAGGTTTTCCACCAATATTCATGAAATCAAGAAATGTGTCTATCTGAATTTTATTGTTCATCATTTTCACCTTTCCCTTCCTGGAAGAACACTGCACTTTCAGTTGTCAACAGCACTGGTGGAACAGCAGAACCTTGAATGTAAAGATAAACCTTTCCACCATTGTTCTTGATGTTTTCCAAGTCCTGTGCATCCATTTCCCAACAGCATTCAACACCCTGCTCATTGTTCATCACATTTGTGTATCTTGTCACTGGAAGGTCTTGACAACCTTCCAGTGTGTAAACCGCATTTGTTGTTTCTGTTCTAACTGGTTTCATATCACCACATCCTTTCAATCATATCTGATGAATCTTGTGTCTTTGATTTTTCCACATTTCTGACAAACAAGATATTGTGTTTCACCGCTGATGCAGTGGAACTTTTCAACCTTTCTGCACCAACTGAATTCATGTTTGCAGAACAATCTTTTGAAAAACTGTTTGATTCTGTTCATTATTTGAATTCCTTTCCTGTTTTCTTATCCTTGAAGGTGATTCTTCCGACCACTTCAAATCCTGCCAGGTGTGCAGCTTCCCTGATAATGTGCATCAGGTGTCTGATTTTTCTTTCCTGTTCGGATTCTTCCTTGACAATTTCTTTCATGCCATAATATGCAGTTGGGTCAGGATAACCTTCATTGTTGTACTTATTCATTTTTCTGAAATTTCACCCCACATTCCTGATAAATCAGGTCTGCAAATTCTTCCAGTGTCATGTCACCATTCTGAAAATCTGTATAGACATCAATCATTGCTTCACAAAATTCAGGAAGTCTTTTCTTCATGCCCCAACCATATTTTTCTTTCATGACCTTCACTGGAATTCCAAGCAGAAGAATCATTGCTGCATCCACCGCTGCTTCTGTTGCATCCTGCTTCATCTTCTTGATGTCAGACTGCTTCATGTTGAAGACTGGTTCATGTGTTACTGGAAGACCCTTCCTTTGTGCCATTCTTCTTTGCTGCCTGTTCATATTACTTCACCACCAAATCATCAAAGACAACTGGAATCATCTGTTTGAAATCTTCAAGCAGGGGAACTGTCACTTCAAGCATCTGTGGATGTGGTTTCCCTGTTGTTCCTAAAGCACGAAGTTTGAAAAAGTGTCGCCATTCACGAAGATTTGCAGTCATGACCACTTCTGTCTTCAAACTGTTTGGAAGAACCGCCCTTGCTTCCTGTGGTGTCAGACCAATATCAAGCAGTTTGAAATAAGAATCTTCACATGCTTTCATGGTTTCTTTCCAGGTGTTCCATCCTGCTGACTTATAGTCCAGGTATTCAGGAATGATGAATGTGATTTCAGAACCAAAATCATCCTTTGAATAATTGCAATATCTTGTGGATTCCTGGGCAAAGGATGCAAGTCTGTGTCTGACCAGTTCATGACTGATTCCCCTGTCAACAACAAACTTTACTGTGACAGATGCATGTTCAAGCATTGCTTCATGTCCTGACTTGATAAGGGATGCAACCATCTTTTCAGCAGAACCTTCCTGAATCTTTTCTTCTGACTTGTAACAGGTTCTTGCAACCTTTTCAATTTTTTCCAACATCTTCTGTCCATCAAAATCATTGTAAATCTGTGTGTATGCTTTAATTGCCTGCATTCTGTTCACCTATCCTTTCAAAAGTTCTTTCAATTTTTTGTTTCATAACCTTCTGAACCTGGTCTTCACATTCCATCAGGTGAATCACCTGGTCAAGAACCAGTTTCACATCTGCCAATTCTTCAAAGATGTGTTCTTCCAGTGCTTTGACTGACCATTCAGATGCAACAGGTTGTCCAAGTCCACATTTCCTGTTCCACTTTGTCAATGCCTGGGTCAGTTCTGCCATTTCTTCAATCAACTGATTCTTCTGACCTTCCAGTCCAAAGTGTTCAGCAATCTTGAATCTTGGGTCTTCTTCCTGATAATGCTGCAACATATCCTGATAGTTTGCAGCTTTGTCCAGGTCTTCCTGACCATTCTTCTGTTCATGTCTGTACTGGTATTTATAAGAATTCAGTTCACAAAATGCTTCTGTTTTCTCATAACCAAATTTTTCAAGCATTTCTTCAATGCATTCTTTTCTTTCTGGGATGTTATAGTGTCCAGGATGAATCACATTTGACATCATCAATCACCTTTCCCTTCTTTGCTATCAGACCAGTCAAATTCTTCACCACACTTTGAACACCGCTTTGGTCTTTTGTCATAGATGTGTTGTGGATTCCTTATCAAAGGAAAATGAACTGGTTCTTTGCAGTTCGGACAACCAAGGTATGAATCACCGAAGTTGTCAACAATGTCTGTTGGTTTTACCAAGATACATCACCGCCTTTCTGTATATTCTAAAGATACATTTATGTTAAAAAATTTTGGAAGCATCACTTCAAACATTGCTTCAAAAATAGGAACTGCAATTGAATTCCCTGCCTGATGATACAATGTTCTGTTCATCTTCCCTTCTTCAACCTGACAAGTAGATTTTGCTGCAAGAAAATCTTCATCTGAATATCCCTGCAACCGCCAACATTCCAGTTCTGTCAAATATCTGTACTTTCCACCGCCAAGGTCAATGACCTGTGCAGGTGTTCTGTCCTGTCTTGTTGTGATTGTATTTGCATATTCTTTGATTATGGTTGCCCTTCTTATTCCCTTTTTGCCTATTACAGAATAAACACTTGGTTGTGTTACCAAATAACAATCATCAACCTTTTCTTCCAGGAACTGTTGAATGTCTTTCATAGGTTTTCTTTTCATCATGTCAAAATCAAATGGTTCACCATCCAGGACAGAAACTGTGAAAACCCTTTGTCTTGCCTGTGGAAGTCCAAAATCCCTTGCATCCAGGACTTCATAATTGTTTGTATATCCAAGCATTTTCATATATGAAAGATACTTTTCAAAATTATGCTTCATGTGCTTTGACAAAACATTCTTCACATTTTCCCAAATAACAACCTTTGGTTTCCATTCACCCATCTGTTCAATGATGTGAACTGTTTCCCACATAAGGGATGACCTTGTTCCTGAACCTTCATCACCACCTTTTCCTTTATTGATTCTTCCTTCTGATGCTGTTGCTTTTCCCTGGTGTCCTGCAATACTGAAATCCTGACAAGGACTTCCATGAATCAGGATGTCAGGTTTCAGATTCCATCCAACAACTGACTGTGTTTTATATGCCAATTCATCAGCAAACATTGCATTGTATGACCTGACCGCCTTTTCATCAATTTCCACATAGTCAATAGATTTCACTGGAACACCAAGGTTCTTCAATGCAACCCTGGGTGAACCAATTCCACCGAACAATTCAAGAATCTGCAATTTCTGTTCTTCCATGTATTAGTTCACCACCTTCTGAAATAATCTGTATTTTTTCTTGTTGATTGTCTTGTTCACAATCTTATAGTTGAATGTTTTCACCATCTGCCTGCTGAACTCAATCTTTGACAGTACCTGCAAGGATTCTGACAGGCAGAATTCCTTATATCTTTCATAAACCGCTGATGTTGGTTCATTTTCCAGTTCAAAGTCTTCATCTTCACAATCCTTGACGAACATCAGAAGCGGATTGTTTCTTTCTTCATATTCTTCAAGTTCCTGCTGCATTGCTGCTGATGTGGTGAAGTTCTTTGTTTCAAGAACCCTTTTCAATCCCTGGATTCCAAGCTGAATCAGATATTCCATGGATTCTTGACCTTTCAATTCTTCTTCAATTCCTGGTTTGAAATTTGGGTCATCAGACTTGAATTTTGCATTGAATGGAACAATAACAAGTCTTCTCATGATTGCCTGTGAATCAGAACCTTTCCCCATCCTTGGAATGCTATTTGCTGAAAACAGCAGCTTGCAGAATGGTTTGAAGTCAAACTTTGGTTGCCCTTTTTGTTCTGCATCAATGGTTTCACCAGTGACAATTTTCTTGAAGACCGCTGTGTCTGTGACAAACTCATTTGAAATATCATCACCAATGTTTGCCAATTTTCCAAACATCATGACTGTGCTGAATCGGTCACCCAACTTTTTCAAGTCAAGTGATGAAATATTCTTTTCAGACATAAGGTTTGAAAGGGTCTTCAAATATGTACTTTTTCCATTGCTGCCTGTTCCAGTCAGGATGAATGCTTTTCCACCTGCAAGTGTGTTTGACCTATACATGCAAGCACCAACAATTTCTTCAAGAAGTGACCTGGTTTCTGCATCCTTGCAGGAAACATTGTCAAGCATGTTGTCAATCACTTCACTGTATGCCTGCCTGTTAAAATCCCAAGGAATCTTGTTTGTGATAACCACATCAGGTGTGAAATCTGAAAAAGAATCTGTTGCAACATTATAAAGACCATTTCTGAATGCAATCATGCAAGCAGGTGCAGCCTTTGTGTTATCCCTGATTAAAATGTTCAGGTATGCCATGACTTCCTGTCTTTTTGCCCTGTTCAACTGTGGAAGGTGCTGAATCATCACTGCTTCAATTTCTTCCTGCCCTGACACATAGATTCCATCTTTATACATGTGAAGCTGACCATTCAATCTGATGATGTGATGGTTGTTCTTCAAGAACACTGCAAACTTATCAAACAGGAAGGTTGTTCCCTTGTAGAATATAGGCTTGCTGAATGCTTCATCACGCATGATGACTTCCAGTTCTTCATCAGACAAAGGTTCTTTCAGGACATATTTGTTGATTATCCGCAACACATCCCTTGCTTCTTCCTTTTCAAAATCCGCTGACTGCAAGGTCAGGATGTAATTGAACAATGCTTGGTTTCTTCCATCACCTGCATCCATGTCCAGGAATTCTGCCTTTCCTTTGACTGGAAGCATCCACTTTGGAATTTCCTGATAGACTTCACCATCTTCCTGATAGATGTCATAAATGACTTCCCTTTCCTTGCCATCATATTTCAATATTTCATAGGAATTTTTGACACCAACCTTGATGTCTGCTGTCAAACCAATTGCCAGTTTGCAATGTGTGAAGCATTTTTCAACACCTGCATTCTTGAACAAAAAGTGCTTTCCCCTGGTTGTTGCGTAAACTCTACAATTCAACTGCAAGTCTTCCACAATATTCATCAACACTTCTGACTGTTCAAAGTCATCAATGTCAACCAGGATTGTTTCTTCATCCAAAATTCCTGCAAATTCAGGAAGTGACTTGACTTGTTCATAAGTCTTGAAGTCTGTTCTGTTTTTGAATTTCTCTATGCACTTTTTGTCCTTGGTTTCAACATAACCTTTGAAAAACATCCTTCATCACTTCCTTTGCTCTAATATTTCCAAGTGCTTCAAGAACAAATCCTTCTGCCTGATGCTTCTGTTGAAATCAGACATGCATCCTGCATATACCGCTTTGAAGTGTTTGTTCTGTTCTTTTATGTCTGCCAGTTCATCCTTGGTCAATGGAACACCATTTGGATGCTTCCTGGATTCAATAATTGCATTTGTGTCTGCAACCTTCTGTTTATATTCAACAGCTTTCTTTCCTGAACTGATTCTTCTTTCTTCCAGTTCATTCACCTTGTCCTGAAAGAACTGCTGCATGGTCTGCATTATTTCTTCCCTGTGTTCAAAATCCAGGTCAACAACCTTCAACAGTTTCTTCAATCTTGCCTGGGATGTTGGAAAGAATGCATCCATACGAATATTCATTTGTCCATTGTCATATTTGATTTGTATATCCATCACATCACCCCAAAATCTTCCAATCTTTTATTTGCCATGTCCACATACCATTGTTTGTCCAGGTATGAAGGACATCTGACATCAGCCATGTCTTCATTGAAGATGAAACAGTGTTCAGGACTGGATGCAATCTTTTCAGGTTTCCCTGTTCGGATTGATACCTTCTTGACACCTGCATCTGTTTCCTTGGTTGAAGCAAACACCCTGATGCATTTTTCTTTTATCGGTTCATCACCATGCAGGATGGTGGAATATTTATTTGTTATCTTTGTGACCATCTGAAATTCTTTCAGGTCATCACATCTGTTGATGAAGTTTTCCACTGGAACACCCTTGGTCATATATTCAACCAAGGCATGATTCACAATAGGGAAATCCCCATAATCAAGATTTGACAGCTTCTTCACATAAGCACCTTTTGACTTTACATGTCCATCAGGTGCAACAATGATATAGTTGTTCACATCCTTCTGAAAAACTTTTCTGTATTCATCAAATTCCAGTGTCAGACCAGTTCTTTGTTCCCATTCATAAGCAATGTCATCAATCTTGTTGAACCATTCATCTTCATCCTGTCCATCAGGCATCTTTATCAAAATACCATCTGTGTTGGACTGAATCAGTTGTGCATAAGGTTCAATGTGTTCTATCAGGTCAAGAAGAAGAATCTGACCATAGACACAAACTTTGTTTGACATCAAAGGGTCATACAAATCATTGTTCTTGTCCTTCAATACACCATAGGTTGAATTCAACACGATTTTCAGAACCGCCTGCAATGGGTCTTTCTTCTTTTTCAGTTCCAGTCTTTCATGATAGATGTCCACAAACTTTTGTGGGTCAACAATGTTCCTGCTATGCAGATTGTATCTAATCATCAATGATGGATAAAGTGAAGCAACATCCATCATCAGAAAATATCCTTCACCGCTGTATTTTTCCAAAGCACCATGAACACCGCCCCATGCAAAAGTGTGTGGACACCCTGCAACCATCACTGAATATTGATTCTTTTCAGGCTTCTTCTTTCCTGGAACATGTCTGAAATAACATCTGTTATCAGGATTTGAATACCAGTCAAGGACATCTTTGTATTTTTTTACCTGGTTTGTGTCAGGGAAATCAATGTCAAATTCATCATTTCTGTCACCCTGCCTGTGTGCATCCAGGATGATTGCAGTCAACTGTGGTTTTGTTTTTGAAATCAAAGACAGGTCAAGTGGTCTTCCCTTGCAGGCAAGTTTCACAAGTTCCAATCTTCCATTGAATTCTTCCTTCCTTTGAAGGAACACTTCAACAGTCTGTTCTACATCATGAATACAATATTTCACTGTTTCATCAATTTCTTCCTGTGTCAGTTTCCTGTCAATGTCAAATGGAACACCTGATTCTTTGATGTTGTTCCCCATACTTCCTTCAAACCATTTCAACCCTTTGTCCAGGTTCAGCATTACATCATAATTGTTCAATGGTACATTGCGAAGCAGTGAAGAAAATTTCCATCCAGGTTGTCCTTTGATAATGATGAAATCATTGATTCTTTTTGGGTCAAATCCACAAAGGATTCCTTTCAAAATATACTGGTCATAATAATTTGAATTGAAACCAACCCAAATATCATTCTTGTTTGCCTGATATAATGCTTCAAGTTCTTCCTTGTTGTTGATGATGACATGCTGCTTCTTTTCATTCATGTCCAAGACAACAACCAACCAGTCATATTTGAAGACTTCAAAGTCATAAAACAGCATTTTCTTCACCTTCCTTTCAATCAGGTATCTTCCCAAGATACATTGATTTCAAAAAAATTTGCATCCTGGGAAGAACCTTGTTTCAATTACTCAAGAACAAATACATCTGTGATTTCAAAGTCACTGAAATCCTTGTTCTTCTTGTTTGCAGTGTACTTCAAACCATATTCAAAGTTATCTGCAACCGCTTCAAAGATGTCCATAAGTAATTCAGAATACTGCTTGTATGTCTTGAATTCCACAACAGGCATGTCTGCACCCATTTCTTCAACCATCTTGCGAAGCATTTCATTGCAGTTGTGAATCTGAAATCCCTGGGTGACAACCTGATTATAGAAAATCATACTTCCCTTGTATTCACCATCAGAAACAATCTTGAACCAAATGCTGACCATAGGGTCACCCTTCTTGGATGCTTTCAGTTCCATCTGCTGAACTGCAACTTCATAATTGCCATGTGGAACTTCCTTATAATTGCCCTGACCACCATTTGCAGCAGCTTCTTCAACATCCTTCTGCAATCCTTCTGTGTCAATTTCCTTATCCCATTTGCTGAACATATCCTGTGCCATAATTTTTCACCATTTTAACCTTTCTTTGTTTTAATTTAATGTTGCAACTACCAGGGCAAGTGCTTCTGCACTGTTGAACCCTTCCTTGATGTGGGCATCATACAGAACCTTGTTTGCATGTGCCAGTTCCTGTGCATCCTTGATGATGCTGTCTTCCTTGTTGACAGTCTTCTTCACAACATGCACTTTTCCTTCTTTTTCTGCTGCTTCAAGCAACATCTTCAATAATTCATCCATTAGTTTTCACCCCTTCTTTTTCTAACTCTTGTTTTTGGTGCAGGTGCTTCTTCCTGTGGTGCATCCTGCTGTGTATCTGATTCAGCAGAAGGTTCTGCTGTTTCATTTGATTCCTGTGCAGGCTCTGAATCCTGCTGTGGCTTGTCAGAATCGTCTGTGGCAGGATTTTCTGTGTCAGGTGTGGATTTGGTTGACCTTCTTCTTGAAGTCGGCTGTGTGGCTTCCTGTGTGCTTCCTGCTGCCTGATTTGCCTGGTCATAAACATCCATCAAAGCATCCCATGAAAGGGGAATGGTTGTCTGACTGATTCCTTTCAATCTGCCACCACCAAAGATGACTTCATTCTGCTTGAAGTTCAGTGTTCTGCTGTCATCATCTTCCACAACAACCCTTGCAACAATGTCCACCATTCCTGCAATCTTATTTGCAATTGCATCCTGAATGTTTGGTGCAATCCTGGTGATGTTCTGACCATTCTTTTTGGTGATGTCCTTGGAAATGTCCTCATGTGATACAACCACAAGATTTTCATAGTCAAGGTTGAAAAATCTTCTCATTGTGGACAGATATTCTGTCTTGATAATATCCCAACCCTTTCCAAATCCTGAATCAGATTCATGCTGAATTCCAAGGGAATCATACATGAACACCCTGCACATTTCCCTGGTATCTTCCAACAGGTCAATGATGATGGTTTTGAAGTCATTCTGCTTCTTTTCCAGTTCTGCAATGGTGTCCTTGAAAACTTCCCATGCAAACTTCCTGTTGGTCATTCTGCCATTGACAGTGACTTCATCCTTGATGCTGACATAAGGCATTGTGACAAACTGGATGTTTCCATCTGTGTTCAAGTTCAGCGGATTTGGTGCATCATCAAGCATGGTTGTCTTTCCACTAAATGCAGCACCATAAATCCAAATTTTTCTTTTCTTTGTTTCACTGATGTTTCTTCTTTCACTACTTGGTAAATTCATAAAATCAATCCCTTTCTGACAATAGTCTTTATATTCACAATAGTTGCATAACCAACTTGTGTTCTTTGGAAAATCCTTTGCTTCCAACATTCCTTTTGTTGAAAGAAGGAAGTTGATGACCTTTTCAGGGTCATATTCTATATGAACCAGTTGTGGTTCTTTCTTGTCCAGTTCTTCCTGCAATCTTTGCCTGAACTGGAAAAGGTCTTCTTTCTTTGATTGCTTGATATTCACCTTTGGCACAAACAGGAAGAACATGTTTCTGATGATTTTTCCTGGATTGTTCTTTTCAAAGAAATACTTGTATAAGTGAAGCTGTGGTGAATCCTTGTATTTGCTGACATTGTTTGAATATTTGAAATCATACAAGTCATAAACATTTGGAATTACCTGATGTTCACCACCAAGTTTCTGTTCTGTTTTTGCAGGTGCAAGCAGGTCAATGAAACCAATGAAGTCATCATCTTCAATTTTCACTTCATGTTCACCTGATGGAATCATTGCTGCTGCCTTTGGAATCATCACTTCAAGTTTCATTGCTTCATTGATGTGAGCATCACTTATGACTGGATATTCCATAAAATATTCATGAATTGCTGTCTGAACATCTTTTTCCAGTCCAGTGTGAAGTGCTGTTCCAAGAAACAATGCATTGTCTGCATTATCAGGTGGGATTGTTCTGATTTCCTGGTTGTATCTCAAATCATATCTATATGGACAGGATTCAAAACATTCCACTTTGCTGTGTGACACAATCAACTTGACCACCTTCCTTTCAATTTTTTATAATACTGACCACATGTGCATCCACTCTGAATCAGTTCAATCATAGTCTTGAAGGTTTCAAAATCATCAGGATAAAGAAGAATTGCAAAACCACCTGCTTCATCAATCTTTTTCAAATTGTAAAGCTGCAATTCACTTGGTTTTCCATTCTTTGCCTTGACTTCAATCCCAAGGAACTTTCCATTGCAACATGCCAGGATGTCAGGGATGCCTGACTTTGTATATGCTGCACCGCCCCAATATTTCAAGAACCAACATCCATGGTCTTTCAGGAATCCTTTGATTTTGTTTTCAAAGTTTTTTTCTGCTGCCATATCAACCACCAAGTTCAGGACAGATGCAATCCCATTTATAATTGTCAAAATTAAGTTCTTCATCTTTCAGAATATTTCCGTCAACTATTTCAATGACCTGATTGAATTCCATCCCCCTTTCAAAAGCATGTATTTTCATATCAACCTTGAATTTATTACATACTTGAAGAAGCTGTTGGGCATCAATGCCCCATGCAAACTTGGAATCAAATACAACAATGTCAGTTTCACCATCTTCAATTTCTGAAAGGTATGCATCTACACTTTCAACAAATCCCCTGTGTGTTCCTTCAATCCAACAGGTCAAATCACTTTCAACATCACCATATTCATTCAGTGACAATTTTCCTTTTGATTCTCCCAAATATCCAACTGGATGCAATCCTTCAAGAATAAACTTTGTCAGGTTTTCTTTTGTTCCTCTAACTTTCAAGCTTCCTACACACCAATTTGGCATTTTTATTCACCTTCTTTCTAAAATCTTTGCAAGGATATTCCCTGGAACTTTCAATGCACCATTTCCATTTTTCACAATCCTTGCAGGTCAGTTCATCAGTCCTTGACTGTGATTCTGACAGATGCTTTGACATCTGATGTCTTTGCATACTTTTCATAGACATCAGGATGGTCTTTCTTCAATGCTTTAGAATCAATAGTTGTCTTCTTTGTTGGTGCAACATAAGTAACTTTCAGGATGTCATTTTCAAATGACTTGATTCCAAACTGACCCATTGCAGCTTCCAGTGCTGCCCTGACTTCCTTTTCCTTTTCTTCAAGTTCCTTCTTCTGCTTGCTGATAGATGAAATCTGCTGCATGATTGCAAGTGCATTTGAATCCTTGTTGAATTCCTGCAAAGCAGTTTCTTCATCAAACTGTTCTTCACAACCATTCTGTTCCAGGTCTTCCTTGTCATCATAGTTGCTGCAAGCATGTCCACATGTTTCAAAATCTTCACAATAATAGCAGCAACAATCTTTGTCACATGTGTTGTCATTCATTGCCTGTTTACATTTTTTCATTACTGTTCACCATTCCTTTCTTCAAGTTGCTTTTCAAACTCTGCCTGATATGTAAGAATGTCATCAACATAAGGTGTTGAATAGATTCCTTTGTTCCAAAGTTTTTCAGCACCATTTGACCCCATGTTGTATGCCATCAATACCAGGTTTGGGTCTGTATATTCTTCAAACAACTTCCGAAGAACAAAAACCCCTGCTCTGATGTTCTGTTCCTTATCCAGGAAATCAGTCACACCAATTGTTTCTTCCAACCATTCATGATTGCATTTGTTAATCTGCATCAGACCATAATCATCTGTTGAACTGATGATGTCTGACCTGAAAGAAGATTCCTTCTGCATCAATGCCATGACCAGTGTCCAGTCAATGTCATATCCCTTGCAAAGATAGAAAGTGAATTCCTGTGTTGCTTCATCCAGGTTGCAGTCAAGTGGTATGAAATCAAATTCATCACCTGACCAGTCCATTGAAATTTCACTGGTGAAGACCCTTCCATCATAAGCACCATAATGGTTGACATGCTGCATGATATATTCATTCTTTTCAGAAGTTGTTCCTGTTTCAATTTCCTTGGTGTCTTTGTGTGCAATTCCTGCAATCAATGCCCCAAGCAATGCACCAATCAGAAGAACCACCGCTGTGAAAATCAAGAACCTGTTTTTCACAATTCGCTGTGATTGCTTTGACCTGATGACCTTCCTTCCATAAGTTTTGGTGTTATTATCCATTGTTTTCCATCCTTTCATATTCATTGAATAGTTCATCTGTGAAGTCCTTCCGCATTTCCAAGGTTTGCAGGATGACTTCTTCAACACTTCCCTTGCACATTAAAATGTAATAAAAACAAGGTTGTTCCTGACCGATTCTGTGAATCCTTTTCTTTGACTGTTCAAACAGTTCTGACTTATCAGTCAGGGTGAAATATATGATTTTGTTTGCTTTTTGAAGGTTCAATCCCATTGCACCTGCCTGATACTGGATGAAGGTGATGGAATTATCTTCCTGTTCGTATGCTGTCAGGTCTTTTGTTTGACCATTGACTTCTGAAATAGGTCTGTCCAAAGATGCAGCAATTCTTTTCAGAAGTTCCAATTCTGCATTAAAATTGTAAAACACAATCAATCTGTCCTGGGTGCTTTGCACAAGTTCCTTGAATGCCTGCAATTTGAATTCACTATATTGACCACACAACTGTCTTGCATAAAGTCTTTTTGTCAATGTGGTGTCACCAACCAGTTCAAACACATCTTCAACATATCCATCTTCTGATGATTTTCCAACAGTGATGATGCAGTCCTTCATGAATTTCCAGTATTCCTTGGATGTTGGAACTGTTTGTTTGATGAAGGTCTGTTCAGGAAGGTCAAAACATTCTTCTGTTTTCATAAAGACCGCCCCATGTTCACGCAACTTGGATTTCAACCTGTCAACATTCTTGTATGGATTTTCTTTGTCCACAATCTTGTGGATGAATCCACCCATGTCAATCTTTGTCCAGTTCACATATTGCCTGTTATAAACATCTTCTGAAATGTTCCATCCAAGCAGATGAATCTGTGACCAAAGATTTTCATATTTCCCTGCTGTTGGTGTTCCTGAAAGAAGAATCACATTGTCAGGATGCAGTTGTAGGATAAATTTTGACTGTTTTGCACCTTGATTCTGAATCAAGGATGATTCATCAAGCATCAATGTGAAGTCCTGCAATTGCAGCAACTGTTTTCTTCTCCATGCCAGTTCATAATTGATAACACCAACAACATTGAATGGATAAAGGTTTTCTTGTCTGTAATATTCACCAGTCAATTCATCCTGAATCCAATGGTCTTCTGTTGCTTGCTGTGCTTCATTGATAAATGCCTGAAATGCTTTTTTGTTTGTCAGGTCAAAAATCAAATCTTTCTGAAATGCAGACCTTTCATCTATTGCATAATGTTCATTGAAATGGTCAATCCAGTCCTGAATCTTTGACTTCTGACAAACAATCAAATTCACTGGTGAATTCATGACCTTCATCTTTTCAGCACCAACAAAAGTTTTTCCAAGACCCATGTCCAAATAATATGCAACCCTGTTCAGGTCTTTGGTTTGTTCAAGTGCTTCCTGCTGATGTTTGAAAAGTTCCATGTGACCACCTAACCTTCCACATCAATTCCAGTGATTTCTTTGAAGATGTCCTTGTCAAAGTTTGGAAGATTCATCACAATGGTCTTCTTTCTGTCTGAAAGACCATCCCACCACATCTGTCTTCCTGTTTCTTTTTCAATGTGCTTTAAGAATCCACCTGTCACTGAATATTCAGGATGCTGTTCTTTTTCTTCATCTGTCATGTCATCTTCCCATATCCAGGAAAGAACATTTGAAGGACAATCCATCAGAATGTATCTTGCATCTGAATTCAACCAATCCTGATATGTCCAATCAGAAGGTTTGTTGAACAAGAAAATTTTTGGTGATTCAGTGTTGAAACATCCATTTGAAAAACAAGTCTTGTTCCAATCACCGCTGTTGCAATCACCGCTGTTGCGATTACCGCTGTTGCGATTACCGCTGTTGCGATTACCGCTGTTCCAATCACCGCTGTTGCGATTACCGCTGTTGCGATTACCGCTGTTCCAATCACCGCTGTTGCGATTACCGCTGTTGCGATTACCGCTGTTCCAATCACCGCTGTTGCGATTACCGCTGTTGCGATTACCGCTGTTCCAATCACCGCTGTTGCGATTACCGCTGTTGCAAAGTCCAGTGCAGGCTTTTCCCAAGTTCACCAGGTCAAGAACTTCCTGCCATGTGATTTCCCTGATAATATGAATTTTGTTCGTGCAGCACTTGCTGTCATCATCTTGGGTGTCAATGTCACCAAGTGCTTCCACTTCTGCAACCTTGTTGTTAGGGTCAAAACTGTAATATCTGAAACAGTCAGATGCTTTTGTGCAGAAATGAAATCCCCTGTCACAACATACTGGTGTGACATCTTCTTCAAATACTTTTCCTACTTCAAACTGAAATCCTCTGCAAGTCCAGTCTGAATTGAATACTTTGTAACCTTTCATGTGTTTTTGTCCATCCTTTCATATTTTGTTATCACACTTTTATTCCTGTGATTTCTTCAAACTTCTGCTTTGTTATCACATAAGTCCATTGACCTGACATCTTGACAGCCATTCCAAACTTCAATGTTCCCTGCTGCAATCCGATTCTGACAAACTGTTCAGAAGCACCAAGAAGATGTGCAGCTTCTGCAACTGAAAGTCTGTTGTCAGGACTGTTGTTCCAGTCAATCATCATTTCACCGCCTTTCCTTGTATCTTATTAAGATACATCAGTCGCAAAAAAATATTTCATCAATTTCCTGACAAGTCAAATTGTATCTGATTTTGATTGCCCTGATTTCAGACATTGTGAATTCAGCACCGCCAGTTGAATTGATTTTTGCATTCAACCGCTGAACAGAAATTCCAATTGCTTCTGCCAGGCTTTCCTGTGTGTCACCATGTAATTTCATCACACTAACAAATTTGTTCTTATTCATCAACTTCACTTCCTTTCTATGCTGCAAGTTTACATCTTGTCAATTCAGTCTGCTTGCAATCTCTGAATTCATTGTGTGCCTTTATTGTTCCAGTGATTTTCACTGCATGTTCAAAATCAGGACAAGAACTTGTCTTCCAGGTGAAAACATTGCCTGATTCATCAACTATCTTCCATAATGTTGTATATCCCCATTCAGTTTCCCATGATGTCAATGCAATTGCTTCTGAAATGTTGAAAGAAATTCTTTGACCAATTTCACCAACATGTCTTGAAACAGAAGCAGCAGCTTTCTTTTCTTCCTGCTTTTTCTGATATGCAAGTTCTCTGTTCCATGTTGGAAACAATGATGCTGCAATTCCAAGACTTCCACTTGGACACCATTCAAGACTACAAACAACTTTCAGATTATGCATATAATTATTTGATTCTTCCTGACCTGAAATCCATTCCAGGGCTTCATTTACTTGCTGAATAACTCTTTCAGAATCAACATCAAAATGATTGTCAGCCATTTCTTCCTTATACTGTTCAACCAGTTTTTCAGGAATCCATCTTGTGAATCCATGATTCACACACCAATAGTCAAATGCTCTGTCACAAGTGGACTTTCCAAAACCATCCCTTTTGGCATAACCAAAAGACCTGATGCATTCTGACACATAGCAAAGAAATTCTTTCAGTTCATAGTGTGGTTCAATCCAACAACCACTATATGGTTCTTCACCCTTCACCATTTCATCAAAGAAACTGTAATACTGTGAAATCATTGCTGCATCCATTCCATTTGTGAAATCTTTCAGACAAGATTTTCCAACTTGTTTGAATTCACCTGTAACCTGATTCATAACAATGTATGTGTCTTTTCTTGCCCTTCTGCTGTTGCAGTGTTCACAAATAGGTTCTGATGTATAATACCTTTCAGGAACTTCAATGGAACATCCAGTTGAATTGATGATGTTTCCCTTTTCAGTATGCTGAACACTTGCAATGAACATCCAATCATTCAGGACTGCTTTTCCTTCTGCTTCAACAAGAATGAACTTTGCCTGGTATTCAACACCCCTTTCATCTTTCAGGGTCTTGAATTCTTCACCAACCTTTTCATAAGTGAAAGAACAACCAAACTTTTTGCATTTGTTCTGAATCCTGGTCAATTTCTTTTCCAGTCTTTCCATATTAGCTTCAAGAATTGAATATGCCATTGAAACACTTCCTTTCTTTATCAAATGAAGATTGAAGTGCTGTGTCATCTCCCTTGATTGATTCTTCCCCTTAACAACTTCTTGGTTTAAGTTTGAAGTGATGTTTGGTTCATCCTGCCTGCTTTCTTCAAATAGTGCAGAACACTTTGCTTCATTGACTTGTTGTTCCTGGTTTCTTCAACTACTTTGTCAGGTCATGTTTATTCTGCATTCACTCTGTCTGCCATTCAGCAGCCTGACCACCATGTCACTTGTGAACCGCCCTATCGCTGCACCTGAACTTTCCTGGTTGCTTCAATCTTCTGTTTTGATGTATCTTCATAAGATACAAGTCAAGTATAATGTGTATCTTCAAAGTTGTCAATAGGTTTTTTAAAATTTTTAAGATATTTTTTCAAGAAAAATTGAAAAAATAACGCATTTATGCTATTATCAAGATACAACAATCTATGAAAGGATGTGACCACTATGACAATGGGAACATATATCAAGCAATTAAGGGAAGAAATGGGAATATCCCAAGAAGAACTTGGAAAGTCATTGAATCCACCAGTGAACAGGGCAGCAGTGAACAAGTGGGAAACAGGTCAGGTTGAAAATATAAAAAGGACACACATTCAACAGCTTGCAAAAAAGTTTGGTGTTTCACCTTGTGAATTGATGTGTTTTGATGACCGCTTTAATTCTGCCAAGGCAGCAGAAGAAACCAAAGCAATTGAACTGGTTCAGAAGCATTTTGGAAAAGATGCAGTTCATGTGTTGCAGATGTTTATGGAACTGAATCAGACTGGACAGCAGAAAGTCCTGGAAGACTTGTCAGACATGACAGAACTGTCCAAGTACACTGAAAAAAGGGAAACTGCATTGAAAAACGCATAGGGAACATTATTTTTGTCAACTTCAATTCAAGATAAATTCAAGATAAAAGTCAAGATGTAAACCTTGAAAACAAAGGAAAAGTCAAGATGTCAATGATTGTTTTGACTTATTTATAATTAAAGAATAGGAAATCATCAAAATTCAATGATTCCTTAAAAAATAATTATAATATATAAAATGCATCACATCTTGACTTTTTGAACACTAAAAACCATTGAAAGTCCAATAAAATCAAGGCTTTCAGCAAAGTCAACATGAAAGGAAGGAATTCAAGATGTTTGGAAAGAAAAAAGAATCAGGACTTGCAGTTCAGCACTATGAAGGGATTGAACAGTTTGCAAAAGACTATCCATGCAGACTGGAACTGGATGCAGATATGCTGACAATCACCAGGATAAAACCTGAAACAACTGTCACACTTCCAAGGAACAGGATTCAGTCAATCAGTGCAATGGAAGAATCACAATTCATGCAGAAATATCATGGAAATGCTGCATCCACTGGAAAAGGAATCAAGAAATATTTCCTGGTCATTCATTATGACAAAGGGATGCTTGCATTTTGGGGAACTGCAAAGAAATATGGTCAGTTTGTCAAAATGCAGTTTGGTCAGACTGCTGCACCAAGTCACATTTCATTGTAAAATAAAAAATTCCCCTGACTGCTACCAACAGCCAGGGGAAAAGGATGGAAACCAAATCAAATGGATGAAATGGTCACCAAAAACACCAATATAATTATACCATTTCATCCTGAAAAAAGAAAGGATGATGGTCATGAAATTACCAAATAAATATGGTTCAGTTTACAAGCTGTCAGGGAAAAGAAGAAATCCATGGGCAGCCAGGAAGACTGTTGGATGGAAACAGATTCCTGAAAAGAAAAAATCATATCCTATTTATAAGTTTATAGGATATTATGCAACCAGGGCAGAAGCACTTCAAGCACTTGCATCTTATAATGAAGACCCTTATGACCTGCACCTGGACACAATCACATTTGAAGAAGTATATGAAAAATGGTCTGCAATTCACTATGAAACCATCAAAGACTGCAATGGTTACAAAGCAGCATTCAAGACCAGTGAACCGCTGCATGACATGAAATTTGTGGAAATAAAACTTGACCACCTTCAACAATGTGCGGATGAATCAGGGAAGAACACACCGACCTTGAAGACATTGAAAAATCTGTGGGGATTGATGTGGGATTATGCAGTCATTCATGAAATAGTCACCCCTGACAAAAGGGATATAATCAAATATGTGGACATCAACAAAGCAGGAAATCCAAATGCATACAACAGAAAACCTTTCAGCAAGAAGGAAGTCAAAATGCTGTGGGATGCACAAGAATCCAATGAATATCTGTCTGTTGTTCTTATTCTCATATACACTGGTGTCAGAATCGGTGAATTGCTTGACCTGGAAAAGAAAGACATTCACCTGGATGAAAGATGGTTCTATGTGAAAGAATCAAAAACAGAATCAGGCATCAGGGAAGTTCCAATTGCAGAAAAGGTTGTTCCTTTCTTTGAATACTGGATGAAGAAGGACTGTGACCATCTGATTTGCACACCTGATGAACAGCCTTTCAAATATCGCAATTATTATGATTCATACTGGATTCCATTGATGCTTCAATTGAACATGGGAAAGCATGTCATCAAGGAAGATAAAAAAGAACCAGTCTATGAAGGACACCGACCACATGACACAAGACACACCTGTGTCAGCCTGCTGACTGAAAAGAAGGTTGATGAAAGAATCATTCAGAAGATTGTTGGTCACAAAGGACAGAATGTCACACAAGCTGTTTATACTCACCTGGAACTTCCAATCAAACTGGAAGCAATCAACCTGATTTGAAAGAAGGTGACCTGAATGAATAGAACAGCATATAAAAACCAATTCAATGCAGACCATTATGAAAGAATAAATTTTTCAGTTCCAAAGGGAATGAAGCAGGTCATCAAAAACCTTGCAGCAGACAAAGGAATGTCCATGAACAAATATTTTCTGTTCCTTGTGAATAAAGACCAGGAAGGTCTGTTTGATAATATGCAGCTTGCAGAAAAGTCCAGGGAAAAGATTCTGACCATCAAAGGGAACACACATGATGGATATGATGTTTTCTTCAAAGATGGAAGAATCATTCATTGCAGAACTAAACTGGACATCAGAAAATGTCTTGCACAAGACAACAAAAGTCTTGCACAAGACACCTGA